AAATGCTCATCGATGATTTTTGGACGGCATTCAACGAAAATACTGAAAAATTTGTTAAAAATCCAATAGCACCCAGAGATGTTTTTCTGCCGGGACAGACACCCAGATATAACACTTCCATGATGGATAGAATCGCCCAAAGCAATAATGTGAATATTGAAAGATCAAAAGAAAATATTTACACTTCTACCACCAAAACAATAATGATGCAGGATAGGTTGAAGGAGCCCCCAACACCCCCTCCTGCTCCGACACAAGTCGGAAATAGCTATCCTAGAGCCAAAGGTGGCGGCTCCCAATCTGCGGGTTCAGTCACCATAAACAACATGGCTACCATTGATCAAACGATCATGGCAGCCGTGATGTTGCCTATTTGGAGGCAGGGATTTGTTGGCTAATTATTCGTTAGCCAGCTTCTCGAAGTAGGACATAGAATCCATCTCCTCGTCGGGCTGAGAAACCGCCTGTGGCTTCTTTCCAGAAGCCACTGAGGGACGCGGAGCCGCCTCCAGTTCCTCGTCCTCAACCGTACGGTCCTCTGACATAGTTTCACGGATGTTGCTTCCAATGACATCCTTGGCCTTCTTGGAGAGAGCATCATAAGCCTTGAAGTTCTTCGGATCGCTGAACTCAGACAGAGCGTATTGCTTCTTCCAAAGAACCTCAAGCTTCTTATCATCTCCCTCCATCAACGCCGAAGCCGAATCAAACTCAGACTTATCATAGTTGATGTATCCAGCCACGGTACGGATCTTCATGCGGAAGTTCGCACCCTGCCAGAAATCAAACGGATTCATGGGCTTCTCATCAGGGAAAGCAGGCTTCATTGCTTCCTGAATCTTGTCGAAGATCTTCTTGCCATACTTGAACAGGAAGACCTTACCATCGTTCTGAGGATTCGCAGGATCTGAAACGACCAGAACATTTGAGATGTACGAAAGCTTACGCTTACGGTCGCGGGCGATGTTCTTGTCGCTCTCGATACCGGAATTCCAAAGCTCATTGTTCATCTCGCAGATCGGACACTTCTGACCGATCGCTGTGGGGCAGTTCTCGATGTACCAGCCGCCCTTGCCCTTAAAGGCATGGGTATAGGTCTTGGCCCACGGAATGTCCTCGTTCTCCACGGCGGGGAGGAAACGGATGATCGCAAAGCCGCTGCCGCTCTTGTCGATCTCCGGTCGCCAGAAACGATCATCCTTGTAATCCTTTTTGGTTCCAAGATCCTCTTCGAGCTTCTTGGCAAGGGTGTCGATGCTGGACTTGCTACGCTTCTTAAAATCGCTAAATGACATACTGGTTCCTTTCCCCGGGGGCTACCCGGGCCTAGTGTTGAATGACTGTATTATACCACAATGAAACAAGAATGCAAGTCAGAATGGTAACTTGTACTTGGTTTTTGGTAAAAAATTCAAGCTCTGTGCTTCTGTCTTGATTTTTTCCATTATTGGTTTGGAAAGATGCTTTACGACAGCTTCCGGTTCCACACTATATTCTTCACATAATGTGATTACGGCATCCATATAGGATACCCCCCATTTTTCAACATAAAGCTCTACGCTACGAGAAAATTTATTCTTTAAGTCTAGTATCATACCAACTATTATACCACAAACTTACAAGAATATATAGGTATGATTCCCAATTTTTCTGGAGAAACTTAATGGCAGTCGATAACGATAATAATTTACCCATAGCAGTTGATGACGGAAATCAAGCCATAATAGGCACAGATGTATTCATAAATTCCGGACTTACCGCTCATTCACAAGTGGTAAAGGTTGCATGGGGAAACGAATCAACAGTAACTAGAGCCACGACTACGACCCCACTTCCTGTTCAGGTATATGGATTAACCGGTAGTCTTTCCAGAATAACTGTCACCGGTTCTGTTTATGGCCTTGGAACTTTTACCATCGGAAATACCGCGGGTTCCCCTATTCATGTCACAGGAGGAATAAGATCATTTGTTTTTGGAATGACCGGGGCAACTCCTGTTGCTGTAACTGGTAGTGTAATACTCGGATCGAGCGTTGGAATAACGGGAACTGTAAATGTAACTGGAGGAAGAGTTTTAGATTGGAATGTTGATAAAGTTGAAGTCACTGGTTCGATAGGAAAATCTTGGAACCTAACCAATCTTGTAGACAGTATTCAAGTCTATGGACCAGCAGGATCGACTCATGTCTTTTCCAGACTAGTAGCATCAAATGGAACTGAAATTGGAGTATCTGGAAATGCTCTTAATGTAAACATCATCGGTGCAGGAATAAGTGCGAATGTTTCCATCGGTCCTACTGTTCAAGTTGAAAATATTCCCGGATCCATATTAACAATACAAGGAACCGCGAATGGAAGTCCAATTCCCGTTTCTGGAACAGTTTCTCTTTCTGCTAATAGTGAAGTTATCATAGATGATTCTGCTCCAATCAACACCATTCCACCAGAATCATTGATAACTTATAGTGCAGCAAATCAAAATGCAGATCTTCTGAATAGTCTGGAAAAAATACTTCTTGCTCCAGAAGCAGGGACTTCAAAGTACCATACTGTTTCGGTTTGGTTGCGATATCTTTATGAAATACTGGGTGGAGTTGGGGGAACAAATAATCTTCTACAGCAACTTAAAAATATTGGTGACGGAACTAGCACGGTAAAAACTAAATCATCCACAAACACCACATCCAGTCCCAAAGTATTTCTTTACAATCTAACCGGAACGAATTCCAGATACAAATTTTTTACTCTGTTTAGAGCTGGATTGTTTGGAACAGATGTATTAAATGCTAGTATGTCGGTGAATGGTTATTTGTATCAAAATAAATCAACCGAAAACATTTACCTAACATCAACCACTCACCTTTCGAATGTTGTTGGATCTTCTTGTGTTGCTATCGGTGCCGGATGCCCAACAGGAGTTTCGAGTGACACTGCGGATGTTACTGTAGCATCAAATATAACAAATATCAGTGGCTTATTAAATGGAAGTTATATTCTTGAACCCGGAACATCTGCATTGCTTCCGACGCTATTTGATCGTGCTTTCATTGCAACTGCAAGTACAACAGAAACATCAGCCGTCCTAAATGTCACGATAGTTTAATGCTATACACACAAAAATACTATCTTCAGAAAAATACTTCGGCACTTAATCAAGTAACGACGAGAGTTGGTATATTTGTCGGATTGGATTTTACCACCAATTTGACTCTAGAGATGAATTCCAACAAATATCTCTCGACAATACCGTCTTTTTCATTTTCATCCAATTTCACCAAAGTTCTCATAGACTATTCCAATTCAAAAAACAATACCGACATCACATTATTGAATGGATTGTTTTTTGGCCTGACCGCCGGTGCTACATTTACGATAAGCAGTGCTCAGTATTCAATAGATGGTGTGGGGTCTGAAGCAAACTTGGGAGGAACTTATGAATTTGAAAGTTTTATCGGAAATGTTATCGTTGCAACTCCTATCGCATTAAACAGTGCAAACACACGTTTATTGAAATATGAAGCAGATTATTTTGTAAATCCACCACAGTTTGGATTATCCTTGTCACCAGAGGGAAGAACTCCGGAATACGTCATAACAAATTCTGTAATAACGGATAAGAATGTTTCCTTTATCAAATTTGGAATTTATCCGGGCGACAAAATCAAAATAAGTGGAACAGAATTAAATAATGGAATCTTTACGATAAAGGGTCTAACAACAAACAAGGATAAAAGTGAATATTTAACCGTCGAAGAAGGATTGACTCAGGAGAGTGCTTTTGGTGACAGAGTTTCTATTGAACTTTTACAAGAAAGAAAAGGTGCGGATTTTGCTGTCGTAGCAGCTACGGGTCCCGTGGACCTTGGTGCTTGTGGCGTATATGTCAATGGATCCAAAGTAGCATGTTATGAAAATCAAACACAAGTTCAGTGTTCCATTCGTGCCAGCATGTTAGACGGAACATCTTCTTGGTTTTTGAATTCTACTTGTGATAGAGTACCGACCACAATAACTACAACAACCACTAGATTCGTGCCTGCATCCTCAAATACGAATCCTCTTGCGTCTCTTTCCGGTCTTGGATATTTTGGATCTGGAAATTCCGTGAACCTCTGAAAAGGCGAGACTCCCCGGAAAGAGGAGTCTCGCACCCTGACGGTCCTAAGCGGCACAATTATTTATATTTTTTAGCTCCTTCAGTTGGGCTCGAACCAACGACATTCGAGTTAACAGCTCGACGCTCTGCCTGCTGAGCTATGAAGGAAAAATACTCCCACGGGGACTCGAACCCCGAGTCACCGCCTTGAAAGGGCGGGGATTTAGCCGGTTAATCTATGGGAGCGTTGCCGGGTTTCCCCGGCGTCGAATCACTTGCGATCAGCCTTTTCGCGGTGAAGAGTTTCAACTTCACGACCAACCATGTC